AGAAGATTTTATCCCATCATAAGGACACTGGAGAGTATCACCATCTATTTGCGATTGCAGAAGAGATGTCGCGAGAAGCAGAGCGTATCCGGATGGAAGCAGTCAGTATGTCTGACTCGGAAGAAGCCGTGGCTGATTTATTCAACGTCTGACAATTGCAGTTATCCTTATTCCCTGACGAGGAACCGGAAGAGGTTGCCTCAGAAGTTTGCAGGCAGTGCAAGGCTTGCAAGAAGGAATTACCATCGTCTGACTTTTGGATTTTAGCCAACCGGAAGAGTGGTTCTACTTCTTTCCATTCGGTCTGCATCAATTGCATGAAGAAGGGTAATAAGGTCTGCAATGATTGGAGGAATGCTAATCCTTTACCGGATGATTACTCCTGCCCTATTTGCAGTATGAGTCATCAAGATTTCACAGACACCGGCAGGTATCTCACCAAAACACCATTCTGTGTGGATCACTGCCATACTACGATGAAGGTACGAGGTTACATCTGCAATAGATGCAATGCTGCTTTGGGCCTAGCCTGCGATGATAAGGGAGTTTTGCAGAAGATGATTAACTACCTAGACGCATAGCGGGTATACCACCTTAGTATCTACTATCTAAGCCACTTAGTTGGTATAATGATATGTATACATACTAAGGAGAATATACATGTTAACTAAGATTATTGCAGTGGTAGTACACTTTTTTACTGGAGAAGCGGCTATTGTTAAGAAGATACAACAACACCAGTTAAAACGAGTAGCCTACTGGCAATTGAATAACCTGTCCGACAAGATGCTTAGAGATATTGGGATAACCCGTGGGGATATTCGCAGAGTAGCCAACGGCGAATGGAATGGTCAGCGGGAAACGACTTAAAGCCGTCTTCTAAAGACGAATACTACCAGTACCTATATAGTATACGGCTGGGAGGGACAACTCCATTATAGCATCATAATGGCCTCTTGTCTACAATAAAGTGGCGTATTATTAATATTAATTAAATAGTTGACACGCCACCTAGTAAGTGGTACAATGTAGTATCAAAGCAGATTGAGTAGTCTCCAGTTTTTGGAAAGATGGGCTGGTCGCATATTCTACTCTCTGCAGAGATAACTGGGCGCGGGATTACTGATGGGGGTCTTTTTCTCGCGCCCACTTTTTCACAGAAAGTAGCATGGCCTTTAACTTATATTACATACGTGCTGCAATCCAACAGCGCACCGGAAGAGTACTCACCTTTAAGCACATACGCAGGTTGCTGGTGGAGGAAGGTTTAATTTCTCAAAAGGAGTTAAATTCCAATCCTCTGGCTAAAGAGTTTGAGGGATACGGACGTTTCTTTGCATATGAAGATAATTCAGTAGACGTACCATTTCAGCCGTCAAGATTTTTACCAGACGTATATTTAGAGGAATTACTAGATGAGGAAGTTGGCTAATAATGCAGCCTTAATCAAACCTGTTCACAAGGTATCCAAGTTATACCCAGAAGGTGAGGCTTACAAGAAGCCAGCACCACATCCCCCAAAGAAATAGGCATAAGGATGATAGACCCTGTAAGTGCCTTTGCAGCCGCCCAAGCCGCATTTTCAGTTACTAAAAAACTGATTAGTGCCGGACGAGAATTGCATGACGTAAGTTCGCAAATCGGGAAGTGGTATGAAGCCTGCTCTGACGTAAACAAGGCTGAAAGCCAACGCAAGAACCCCAAGACCTTTGAGAAAATGTCTCAAGGTTCAGACAGTTTAGAAAGGGAAGCACTAGACCTTATTGTCCGTAGGAAAGCCCTGCTTGAGAAGGAAAAGGAGATAAAATTCCTACTCAACTATAGGTACGGTCCTAACACGTATAAGGAGATGACCGACCTTAGAAAGCAGATTAGAGAAGAGCGAGAGAAGACAGTCTACAGGGCTATGGAAGCCAAGCGCGAGATGATGAACAATGCGGTTATCCTTGGCCTATCTCTGGGAATCTTCGGTGTACTAGGCGGCGGTGTATACCTGCTGATGTTAGCACTATGAATGTAGTATTACCCTTAATCCTGATAGGCTCTCTGGTTAACCCTGAGTATGTAACCTGCCACTTGTGGAAAAGAACCGAAGGTAGAGATGGCAAGGTGTGTATCTACTCTGGAGTGAACGGAACGATAGCTTACCACTACGCTCAAAGGTCGTTCACCGAATGCCCCCGCCAGTTCCAATGTCGTTATGCGCCTAATTCTAAGGGCAGGGTAACCATTAAGGATATTATGAAGGGTATCAAAGATGGCTTCTAAGGCCGAGAAGATAGCAGCCGGTAAGAAGAGGCATGGATTTACGGCGGTTAACAAGCCTCGTCGCGGTGGGCCTAAGAAGTTTGAAGTACTGGCTGTTGAGGGTGACAACGTGAAGTACGTCACCTTTGGCGATCCCAACATGGAAATCCGCAAGGATAACCCAGCCGCAAGGAAGTCCTTCCGAGCAAGACATAAATGCGATGAGAAGAAATCCAAGTTAACTGCAGGTTATTGGTCTTGCCGCAAATGGTGACGGTAGTCCAATTTCCTCAGCTATCAGAAATCGACAAACAGTTCTTAATCTTAGAGCAGCAACAATTACAAATACGAGAACAATCCATACTTATTAAAGAAAGAGGTGCAACTATGCCTAATGTTGGTGGTAAGAAATTTGGTTACGATAAAAAGGGTATGGCTGCTGCGTCTAAAGAAGCCAAGAAAACTGGCAAGCCTATGAAGAAAAAGGCTGGTTACTCCAAAGGCGGCATGGTCGCTAAAAAGAAGAAGTAGCTTCCATGTCTTTGGTCAAGCATATGAATGCCCGAAAGAAGGCCGGTAAGTCCCGTTCCAAGAAAAATTCAACGGTATCTGCGAAGGCTTACAAGGATATGCAAGCAGGCTGGCCTAAGAAAAAGAAAAAGAAAAAGTGACCGAGGAGAGGTTGTCCCGCATGGAGGACAAAATAGACAAACTCTCTGAGGCAGTTGTCTACATGGCCCGTATTGAGGAGCGTATCATAACGGTCTTTAAAAGGATGGACAGTATGGAAGGTCAGTACAAGAAGTTTGATGACCGAATGAATGAGTTGGAAAAACAGGCCATTCAGAGAGGCCAAAAGATAGCCTTTGCTGAAAGATTATTCTGGGTCGCAGTAACCGCATTTTCTGGCTTCATATTTTTTATGGATTAATGTCGGAGTTTTAAATGCTAGAAGCACAACGAGAATATACGGAAAAACAAAGGCTATTCCTTGAGGCTCTCATGTCTGAGGAATGCAGAGGGAATATCCGCAAGGCCATGACGGCGGCGGGTTACGCCTCTAATACAAATGCAACGGCAGTAGTCCGGCCTTTGTCTAAAGAGATTAACGAGCAGGCCAATCTAATGCTGGCTATGAATGCTCCAAAAGCAGCCTTTTCCATGCGTGACGTACTTGATGATCCTTCGGCTATGGGCGCACGTAATTCAATAGCAGCCGCTGCTCAGATACTAGATCGTACTGGTCTGGTGAAGAAGGAGCAGGTTGAGGTTAAAAATACAGGCGGTGCGATGTTTATACTACCACCGAAATCCGACGATTGACTAAATGGCCTGATAAAACTCGTCCGAATAAGTATGCCAAGAAACCCTATGCTTACGAGGAATCTAAGGATGACCCCTTAGTACTGGTAGCCAAACAGGAGATGGTGGACAAGATTGAGCAGGCTTTGGATTACCTAGATCAGGGTAATTCTACTCGTAAGTCTGCTGAATGGCTGTCTAAGCAAACCGGAGAGACTATCAGCCATCAAGGCTTAATCTACATCTGGAACCGTGAACGAGGTAAGGGTACTGCCAATCCATCCAAACGGCTGAAGGAGTTAGGCAAAGAGAACCGTAAGCGGAAGCCTAAGACGGCTGAAGAGAAGAGACTAGCTACTGCTAAACGTAAACAAGCAGACGCCAGAAGAAGTCTGACTATTGCCAAGAAGAACCTCGACACGCTGAAGCCGAAGGAAGAAGAACTAGACACTGCCAACTTAGACTTCTCTTCCATCGAAGAACAACGGCAAGAGCAGGAAGTAGTCTTTGCTCCTAATAAAGGCCCACAGACTGAGTTCCTAGCAGCGTCCGAAAGAGAAGTACTCTATGGCGGTGCAGCCGGTGGCGGCAAGTCCTACGGGCTTCTAGCTGACCCGATGAGGTACTTTAACAATGGTAATTTCAACGGGCTAATCCTTCGCCGTACTAACGATGAGATGCGGGAATTAATATGGAAATCCCAAGAGTTATACCCCCGTGCTTTCAAGGGTGCAAAATGGCAGGAGAAGAAATCACAATGGACTTTTCCATCTGGTGCCAAGCTGTGGCTTACCTACCTAGAACGCGACCAAGATGTCATGCGGTATCAAGGTCAGGCCTTCTCTTACATAGCCTTTGATGAACTTACCCAGCATCCTACCCCTTTCGCATGGAACTACATGAGGTCACGTCTTCGTACCACTGATCCCACCCTGCCCATTTACATGAGAGCCACTACAAACCCCGGTGGAAGTGGTCATGGATGGGTAAAAAAAATGTTCATCGATCCGGCCCCTGCCAATAAAAAGTTTGTGGCTACAGACATAGATAGCGGTGAAGACCTAGTTTATCCGGATAGTCATGCAAAGGCTGGAGAACCTCTATTCTACCGGCGGTTCATCCCTGCATCACTCGTAGACAATCCTTATCTAATGGAAGGTGGGCAGTATGAGGCTAACTTATTATCGCTCCCAGAAATGCAGCGGCGGCAACTTCTTGATGGAGATTGGGCAGTTGCTGACGGAGCCGCTTTCTCGGAGTTTAGGCAGTCTGTCCATGTGGTTGAGCCGTATGATATACCCGATACTTGGACTAGATTTAGGTCATGCGACTACGGCTATTCTAGTTATTCTGCAGTACACTGGTTTGCTATTGATCCCAACTTTGGCACTCTGATCAATTACAGGGAATTATACGTCTCTAAACACACCGGACGTGATCTAGCCAAGGCAGTCAGGAAGGCTGAACTAGGAGATAACATACAGTATGGCGTCTTAGACAGTTCTTGTTGGCACAACCGTGGGCAGTTAGGCCCGTCTATTGCCGAAGAGATGATTAACGAAGGCACACGCTGGCGTCCTCGTGATAGAACCAACGGCGCAAGGGTGGCTGGAAAGAACCGGCTGCATGAAGTGCTAAAGGTAGACGAATTTACCGGAGTAGCAGGCATCGTATTCTTTAATACCTGCCGTCAAATTATAGCAGACCTGCCTGTTATACCGTCTGATCCCAGAGGCTCTGATGACATTGATCCTCGCTACGCCTCAGACCATGCCTACGACAGCGTTAGATACGCAGTTATGAGCAGACCAAAGGCGTATTCGCCCTTTGATATGGGCAAGGGCATCCCACAACAAGTCTGGCGTCCCGCCGATGCAACATTTGGATACTAAATATGGCTATTATGGACAAACCTATCCCAGAAGACGTAACGGATTCCGACTTGGTGGTCCCTCTGACCGAAGACGGTGACGTTCTAGAGGAAAATCTAGAGTATTCCGGCGCAGTTGGCTTTGTCGAAGGTCAGTATCTCCGGTCTAAAGACGCAAGACGGGGTGATGAAACCCGTTGGCTCGACGCATATAGAAATTACCGTGGTTTATACTCGTCTGAAGTCCAATTTACCGAGACTGAGAAGAGCAAGGCTTTCATTAAGATCACCAAAACTAAGGTTTTGGCTGCTTATGCGCAGGTTGTAGACGTTTTATTTGCTGGTTCTAAGTTCCCAATCGGCATTGAGGCTAGGCAGTTTCCAAATAACGTAGCTGGGGCCGTTTCATACAATCCAAACGCCCTTACTAAGGACAAAGTCCAAGAAGAAGTCGGCGTAGACTACTCTCCTAAGACAAGTATTGTGCGTCCGGACCTTGCGCGGGACTTGGGCATGTACAAAGACGCCCTGCAGCCCATCGAAGACGATCTAGAACTAGGTACAGGCAAAGTAGCAGGCTCTATTACCTACGAACCAGCTAAACGTGCA